CCTCTGCCAGCTTCTGGAGTTCCGGCACGCTCTGCCCGGTCTCCTGCGCGAGGATCGACCATACCGAGACGCCACGTTCGGCAATCTGGTTGATTTCCTCGGCAGTCACCTTGCCCTTGGCGATGATCTGGTACCACGCCGTCGCGATGCCGGAGAACTTCTCCGCATTGCCAAGGGATACGTCCCCCAGCATCTGGAGGGTCGGTATGAGGTTGCTCAGCGGAACCTTGGCTGCAACGAGGTTCTGGGCTACCTGGTAGACCGCCTCGTTCGAGAAACTTGTCGAATCCGCGAACCGCTTGACCGCGGCGGTCACCTGATCGACCTTCGCGGTGTCCTTCAGGAGGGCAGCCATCGAGACGCGGAACTGATCCTGCGCCCCGGCGGCTTGAATCATGGCGCCACCCATCGAGTAGACGCCGTAAGCGGCCGCACCGAACATCGCTGCCGCGAGACGACCCGTGATCTGCGCCCCGGATAGCGCAGCGCCGAGACCCATCATTCCCGACCGGGCACCGGCGGCACCCACGGTCATCCCGAGGATGTTCCGTGAGATGTCGTTGAAGACGGCGGCGGTATTGCCACTGTCTGCCCGGATGCGGATCCGCAGGACTTCCGATGCCACTACTTCTTCGCCTTCCGGGCCTGAACCTCTTGTGCCTCAGCTTTTGCCTCGTTCCACAGCCGAATGCGTGCCCGCCAGAAAGGAGGCAGGTTCGTCACGTACTCAATCGGCCAGTGGAACTGCTCGGCTAATGCAACGTCCTCCGTCCACCACGGCACGTTCGGCGACGTGCCGTGCGCCCACGCTATGAGGGCGTCGCTGTCCCTAAAGGGACCTGAAGCGAATCCCTGATGACTTCGCCGAGCTTGCGGACGACGATCAACGGGAGTTCGTTGATGTTCTCGGGGTTCTCCTTGATCGAAGCCACCGGCAACCCATCAACATCGGTCACATTCCAGTCATGGATCAGGCTGGCAATCCAGCCTGCCATTACCTCCGGATCATTCTCGGCGCCCTGGAGCTTCGCAAGATCCTTCTGCTTCAACCACATCGGGTTGGTGATCTCGATCCATTCCCCAGTCGCGCCGAACTCGTCAAGCGTGACCGTGATCGTCTTCCCGTATCGGTTTGTCACAAGACCTCCTAGTAAGCGCTGCTGCGACCATTCACAAGCGTGATCTTGCAGGGGCCGCCATCGGTCGTGTTCCGGACGCCCCGGAAGCCGACATTGAAGCGGATTGCGTTGGCGCCCATGTCACGCGTGGTTGCCTCCCGCAGGTAACTGGTATCGCTCGACAGGACCGTGATTGAATCGCCATCCGCATTCGTGAACGCGACCTGGACGCTCTCACGGGTCGCCGCGAGGTACTTGGCAAGCTGGTCGGATCCGGCGTCAAGCACCATCGAACCGGTATACCGAATGCGCCCCGTATCGAGACGGGCCATATCCTGGCTGTTGTTCGCGTGCGGACTCGCTTCCTGCGACCGCTCCCACGTCAGTTCGCCGGATATCAGCGATGCGGTTGCAACGCCGGCGACGGTGAAGACGCCGGTCCATCCCAGAAACGGCTTGCCCGATGCATCCGCGATCGTCGTCGCCGTTGTGGTCGTCGGAAGCTTGCCCATCATCTTGGCGTTGAAGGTCAGCATGCCCTCGGCACGTGCGAAGCGGATGCCGAACGACGATACCTGGCACCCGGCGATCGTCCGGGCCTGTACCGGGTCATCATTCTGGAACGTCCACGACGGCACCGAGTTCGCAACTGCGATGACGTGCGTCCCACCGGCAGCAGTGATGGTTGTCGAGGAAACCGTCTGGCTCGCACTGACCGTGTAGGTTCCGGTCCCACCCTGTCCCGAGATGTACGCCGTGATGGTGGTACCGGCAGTGACGCCGGTTCCGGTCAGGACCTGTCCCGTGCGGAGGACCCCTGATGTGACCGCGGTAACGGTCAGGGTCGTTGTCGCGATTGAACCGGTGACGACTGCCTGCGAGGAAGCCGCGGTATAGGTCGAGGACCCCATGATGCCGTAGAGGAAGTGCCCGACCTCGACCGGATACGCATTCGACTCTATCTCGACATTCGAACGACCCATGCCGGCATACGTCGCATAGTCCATGCTGGCATCGCCACGAGTGGCGTCGTCAATGATCTCATCCAGTTCCGCGTCGGCGGTGAATGTCGTGAAGGGGAGCATGACCGTTGGCGTGACGGCGGTTCCCCACGTGCTTTCCTTGCCAAACTTGGCCTTTACGCTATTAGAGAGTGCCATTGCTCGAATCCTCCACAGGCGCCGGAGGCTGGACGGGGTCGCCGTCGTCCTCGTCTATGTAAAGCTGTCCGGCGAGGTAGAGAATGTTCCGTACCTCGGCAGCATGATCCTCTTCCACTTCGATGCCACCAGTGTGACCTATCCAGGTCTTCGCACCAATCGACACCTGAACGACTTCGTCCACAGTTTCAATCAAGATCATGTTGCCTCCGATTATCCGCCAAAATTACCTGCAACGTCAATCAGACAACGTAGAGTGACGGTAGCACCCGGTATGTCACCGCGGTCACCGTATTCTACCGGTTCCTGCTTGGCGCCTTCATACCTGCATTGCAGGCATGTTGCAATGCCTGATGCATCCTTGAGTGTCTGGTGTGCGTTCACTGCCTTGCGGACGCCGTCGATCGCGGTCAGCACCTGCACTTGTGCGCGGACCGCATCAGGCTGGTCGGACAGGATTCGGATTTCGAAGGTCTCATCGAGGTACTGCCTCGTGACCGGCACGTCACCCTGCCCATCGAACTCGGACGCCGCCTCGCTATCCCAGATGATGACAATCGCGGGCAGGCGTGGAAGGTTGTCGGGCGGAACATCCCAAACGTCCCCGGCAAAGGTCGAAAGGTCACCCTCGAGGCGCAGCCATCGCGCCAAGGCAGCCATCGTTGCAACTACGGGATGCGCCATGTCAGGCCGACCACGCTGCCTGGATCTGGTGGGCGGCACGCATTGCTTCGGTCCGCAGGAGCTTCGCGGTCAGCCTGCTCGTGCCATGAAACCAGTTGAATGTCTTCTGGCCCTTGAACGACGTTGACCGGTACTTGTATGGTGCGTTCTTGTTCGTCAGGCGGATGCGCGGAATCTTGGTTCCCCTCGTCCGCCGGACACGGGCGAACGGACCCTTGCCGGACATTCCCTTCGGCGCCCGGCGACGGGCCGCATCGAGGGCAAACGAATACCTGAACTTGCCATCGGACTTCGCCAAGGATGGCTTCAGGATGACATCGGCATACTTCGGAAAGATCGCCTTGTCCGTCGCCTTCTGGATCTTCCCCTTCGCGTCCCCGGTCAGGCGAGGCGCCCGGTCCTTGGCCTTCCGGTAAGCATGCGTCTGGAGGGCAAGCATCGTTTCCTTGGTCGGCTGGATCCAGAACTTCTGCTTCGTCAGCTTCTCCACGATCTTCTGGTGACCGAGGACCGTGACGCTGACTTTCCCGAGACGCGACGCAGTCACCCGACCGAATCCGCGGGGTCCGGTCACTCGCGTGGGTATCTGACGCCCAAGCGTGATTGCAGGCATCTCAGACTCCCTCGTACCGCATCCGCTTGAAGGGTGCGATCATTCCCCGCACGAATGGGTGCAACCCGGCAGCGGTCATCACGCGTGGCTCCGTAAGCACCTCGCCGACGCCAACGGTACCGTAGGGATTGGTTGTCTGCCGGTACGCAAGCACTGCCTGATGCGTCGCCGCCTCGCTGATCACCGGATAGGAGTAGGTGGATACGGTGGCGTCGACCGCATGCGATGCAGCGGTGGTGCCATTGCAGGCACGCGTCACCGTGACGTTAATGCCCGAAATGTCCGTGATCCAGAGTTGCTCCGACCCGATGAGGATCATCTGCCCGATCTCAAGCAGGGTATTCGCGTTATGCAGCGCTACCGACACATCTGCGGACCCGATGGCGCTATGGACGGTGGTCGTCGCGGTCAACTGGTTGTAATAGCCCCAGAGGCCCGTGATCTTGATCGGGTACTCGCCGGCGACCGGGAAGTAGTTCGTGTTGCGGGTCGGTATCTCGATCTCCCAGTACGGACGCGGAGGATACTCTGTCGAGGCATTCCGCGGTTCGAGGAAATACGTGTTCGATGCCCACGATTCCTCATAGGTCCCGTCGTCGTTCTGGTCTACCTCGAGCGTCGTGACGGCGAGGAGGTCCTCCCCTGGCATGCACAACTCGTTGTACTCGTCCGTCTCGAAGTACTTGACCGCAACGATCGGGAAGAAGTGGCGTTCGCAGAACTGGTCAATCTGGCGCGACACGTTCGAGATGGTTGCCTTCAACACATCATCGTCCGTGGTATCCGAGATTCGCAGCTGACGCTTCACCTGCGCGAGGGATGCGTACCAGTGGGGAACCGCAGGCATCAGCGTGGACGCCGTACCCGTGCAGCGCGTTCAGGAGCATCCTGTGCGCTTGCAGTCTCCACATCAACCGCGGCCGGTTCGGATTCGACCGGCGCAGGGTCGGCGACGGGGATGGCAATCCCCGCCTCCTTCCATGCCTCCGCAATCACTTCGCTCACCTCGTAGAGGTGGCCGGGGACATAGGTCACCTCCGGTCCTGCCATTGACACGAGCATTCTGATGGTGACCATGTACCCCTCCGAAGAAAGAAGCTCGGGGCGGTTTACCGCCGCCCCACGGGATTAGGACGCTGGGTGCTGGTAGTACTTCACCGGATCCGTGCCGGAGTCGATTAGTCTGCCACCAGCACGTGCAAATGCCATAAACCCAACCTGAAGGTAGTCGCTGTACCTCTCTGAAAGGCGCATGACTTGGATGCCTTGGACATCCCGCCAGTAGTACTTATTCAGCTGACCGAACAAGAGACTCTTGGCGGAGGCTGCCGGTGCCGCTATGTCCTGATTGATGTAGTAGGGATATCCGAGAATCGAGTTCGGTTCCCCAACCGTCAATCCGGGTTGCCACAGCGGCCGCGACTGTCCGTCAACGAGCTTCTTGAGGACCTTGAGCATCGAATCGTGCATCATGAATGCCGATCCTGGGCGATAACTCGGGTCAATAGAATGCTCAAGGTCTACCAAATCAGCATACACAATAGTTGAGGTTTGACCCGCCGCACCTGTCTTGCCTAGCGAGCTGCCCGTCACCAGTCCATACGGCTTGGAAGAACCGTCACCGGTGGTGAAGTGCGTGTTCATGATGCGCCCGAGACGCTCGCCGAGACGCTCCGCCAACCATGTCTCCAACGGGAAGAACGTGTCCTGAAGGAGCTGGAAGGAAACGCGGATCAACTTCGAACTATATGTGAACACATCGATGGTGGTCTGGCCGAACGACACATCCTGCTCTGACACCTGCGTGGATTCTGAGAGAATCGCACCTGCATTCCCGGTGTCATCCGAGGTCGGAATCAGCAGTTGCCCACCAGTCGCGGTAGGGATGCGGGTGGCTACCTGCATCATGCCACCATAGGCAAGCATGCTCGTCTGGACGGTGGTATCGAACAGCTTGGAAACGGTGTATCCACCGGCGCTGTCGGTGCCAACGGCGAGTGCGCGAGTCTCGGGGAATGCCTGATAGCCCGAAGCGAGTGCGTTCCGCTCCTCTGGCAGCAGTGCCTGCATGCCGTTCCGGAGGTACTTGCCGAATGCCACGTCGCGCAGTTCGTCATCGACGCGCGGCGGCGCGGCAGCGATCTCGCGTGCGGCCGCACGAGGCTCGGGGATTTCGGAGTAGGCGTCACGCTCGACACGCTCGAGACGCTCAATGCGGACATCAAGCGCATTGGAAGCCGCATCAAGCTTCTCCCACTGCTCGGTCTCAAGACCATCAAGGCCACGCTTCTCGGCCTCGGCACGTGATACAAGGTTACGCATCTGCTCAACGAGCGACCGGCGCTCCTGACGCAGTTCAACTGAACTGACCATTGCTAGATTTCCTTCTCAAGAATTGCCAACTTGCGTCGCAACAATTCCAGGGAGTGCCCAACGGGCGGCTCCGATTCGGGGTGGACAACCGGCCCCAGGCTGGTCTCGATGGATCGCACCAACTGCCGCAACGCTTCGACATCCTCTACGTCGAGGGTCTGGACGCGTTCGAACCGCGCCAGTGCCCGCATCGCGAGTGGGTCGAATGATGCCTGCCTGACGGCCGATGTGGTGTCAGGATAGGCTGGGTACGTCACGACACTCACATCATACAACCTGACTTCATTAAGAGTGCGTTCATCTGTTTGGTCAACGCTTTGTGCGCGTTGCCATTCCTGCGCGATCGGCGAGAACGCAAAGGATGACTGGTTGATGTCTCCCCGGCCCATCGATGCCATGAGGTCCCGGGCATAGCTGGTGTCAGGGAGGTCGATCTCCATCCGCAGACCGACCGCATCCTCCGACAGGCGCAACGTCCCGGACTTGTTCCGTCCCAGCACGAAGTTCTCATTGTGATTGAACAGCGCACGGACATCGGCTTCCTGGATCGTCTTAGCGAATGCCCCGGGCCTGATCCGTTCGGTGTAGTCACCGAATGCGCCCCGTATCGTCGTCGGTGAGTTGAAGACGGCGGCGTACCCGACGATCTGTCGGGCGCCATCATCAACTCCGCGCACTTCAAACGTGGTCGAGGCAAGGTGCCTCTCAATACGGCGGCTCATTGGGATACTCCTCCGGTTCCAATCAGGTAGGTGCCGGCAACGTCACGCCGGTCGCCCGTGCGAGCGCATTCCGCGCCGTCACGGCTTGGCCTCCAGCGCATCAATGCGTGCCTGCATTGCGGCGTTCTGCTCCGCGAGTTCCTTTATCGCGTTCACCAGT